GCTTTTTTATGTCTCTTGCGTCGGCAGGCTTGAACCTTCTTCCCACCGATAGCAAAGCGCCGTTCCGCGTGTCGGGTCTGACGTTGACACATAGCCAAGCGCCACCTCAACATAGTTGCGCGTTAAGCCAGAGCGTTCACGTTCAAGCTGGATGTATCTGCCAAGCGGTGCGTAAACTTCCTTATGCAGCGCTTTCTCGGCGTCTGCGTATTGGTCGCCCATCTGCTCGGCAAAGATGACCCGTTCGGTTTCCGGCAGCCATGCCCGCAAGGCTTCCTTCTCGGTTTTCTGGCTCCAGCCCACCGACGACTTTCCCGCCGACCCCTTGCGCCATGTAATTGAACTCAGCACGTTGAACCGCTCGGCTATCTTCACCTCAACCCGCGCCGCCATCTGCGGGCTGGCGAAAAAGTACAGGCTCCCGTTCGGCTTCAGAATCCGCTGGAACTGGTCGCACAACACGCCAACCCATTCAATGAACTTGGCGGAGCTTTCCCATTGGTTGTCCCATGCCTCACCCTTCACCCGGAAATAAGGCGGGTCGGTGATGATGGCGTCAACGCTGTTGGCTTCCATTCCGGCCATGAAGGCCATGCAGTCCATGTTCAGCAGTTCGATCATGTTCAGAATTCCTCAACCTTCCAGCCGCCGCCGTCGCGCTTGGATCGCGCCGTGACAGCGATGAACCGGAACGGGTATTGATCGGCCGCGACCTTGATCTTCACGCGGGCGTCGTCAGCCCAAAAGCCTTTGACTTCGTGCAGTTCGATCTGGCCGCTTGACAGCATCACGGAGAAGTCCGGGGTATAGAACGTGTTATCGGCCAGGCGCAGCTTGATGCCCTCAAACCTGTACCAAGCCACTTCGCCGGCAATCTGGCGGGCCTGCAGCACGGACTCATAGGCGGCCTCGGACTTGTTGCGCTCGCCGGTCTTGAGGCGGCCCAGGGCGTAATTCTTCATTTCGCCGCCCACTGTCTTTTCATTTCCGCTTCCAGTTCCGCCCGCCTGCCCTGCACCGGCTTGGCTTTCAGGTAATCGCGCCTGGCTTGTAGCGGTAGGGTCAGCAGGTGACGTGCTTCCGCCTGTAGCCGAAACTCGGGCGAGTAGCTGGGCTTCGGTGAAGCGGAGCACGCGGGACAGTGGCATATCAATCCCCACGACCTTCCGCAGATGACGTAGCGCACCATCCGCCCTTGAACCACGGCTCGTCATCCGAACCCGGCTCTCGGCTGTAATCCGTGCACCCATGCTGCTCGACATACCGGGCCAGCATTTCAGCAGGATCGATCGAGCGCCCATGTATCCGGCATATGCGGGACTCGGAGGCTCCGGGCATGCCCTTGTCGCAGGTTTGGCAGGATGGAATCATGCGGCAGTGTCTACATGCGGAAATTTGCGCATTGCTCGCTTGTGCAGGGCGATCAGCTTGTCGCCAGTAATCCACCGTGGCTGATGGTTATCGTTTCGCATCATCATCTGCACGGCCGCTCCGGTTGTACCAATTTCGGCACCAATAGCGGCATACGTATACCCGCGCTGTAGCAAGTCTGAAATTATATTTGTCCAAATCATGAAATCAGCATACCAAACAAAAAACAACAATGCAACAATTCTTTTTACAAATAATGCTTGCACTTTGTAAAATGATTTGCAATAATGCAATTCATCAGCAGCACAAACGGCGTACCGGAGACGGAGCCAAGCAGTACCGAACATAAGAGCAGCCATAACAAGGAGAGATGAGATGAACATAGCGCATACGCCGGGTCCTTGGTCTGTATTCAATGACCACCCTGATGAGGACACCAAGCCAAATATTGGATATATCCGTCCGTCATCTCAGGTTGATAGGTATGACGACACGGAAATCGCGACTATTTATCTGTTCGCAGATAAGGAGCGCGCAGCAAACGCCCGCCTGATCGCGGCTGCGCCAGAGATGCTCCAAGCTCTGCGCCGTGCTGTCCTCGCGCTGGCCTTCTCCGCAGAAACATCACCTGCCATGCGAGACGACTACAACGCCGTCAGAGCCGCCATAGCAAAAGCCACAGGAGCCTAATCATGGGACTCGACTTCTTTTCCGAACTGAACGCCACCACCCGCGCCCACTGTGCAGCCCACGGTTTCAGCAGCGCTGAACTGTACGGAACGCCGATCAACGAAGCCGAGTACGAAACCGCGCTGGTGGCATCGCTCACCCGCCTGAACGCAATGGGGCCGCTGTCTGGTATGTCTGGCCACACCAAGCAGCGCCCAGCCCCTGGGCCTCATTGCGTGGTCGAGTATGCCCGCCCGATCAGCCTTTGGGATCAGCGGGACATTACACCGTATTACGACGAGTGCCGAGCCAAGTATCCGCAGGCTGCTGGCGTTTGGTGTGGGGATTAAATGACATGAGCAGCGGAACCGAAAAGAGAAATCGTGCAATGGCGATCAGGGCCGCAAAACTCAAGCGCGACGGATTCACCAGCAAACAAATTGCCGAGGCTATTGGTAAGAAACCGGAGCAGGTGAAGTCCATTGTTTTACTTGGTGAACGTCTACTTTCTGAGGTGGAAGCATGAACCGCGAACAGCAACAACTCGCAGAATCAGCTGCACGAATGGACGCCATCATTGCCAAGGTCTGCTGTGTCGGCCTGCTGGTGCTGATTGTTTATCAACTTTGGGAGAAGTTCGCATGAGCACCTACCTTACAACAGTCGTAGAGGATCGCTGGAACGAAGCCAACGCCAGCCCAACCATTGCACGCTGGAGGACGCTTGCAGCAATGGCCGCGCAGCTTGCTGATGCCATCGAAGAACACGACCCGGACAACATCATGGTAGTGGCTCACCGTGCCGTGTATGAGGCCGCTTATGCCCGGATGATCGCAATGCAGCCGAAGAAGTCAGCAGCATGAGCGCGCCATTTACCACGCTGCCGATTACAAATCCGGCCTTTTCCTACGTCCCGTCTCACCAACAGACACCAGAGAGGCTGGCTGAGACTTTTCGCAGGCACGCACCGATATTGGTTTGCCCGATCAGAAAACTGGAGAAGAACGATGGATGACGACGGCGGGCTTCAGTGGTGGGCAGAAATGGGCCAGCAAACGGAATTTGAACAACTATTTGGAGGTATTGAAAATGAGCGAGAAAAAGACCGGACTGGACTTGCTGAGGGAACCATTCCCGGCGCACCAGATAAGCAAGTTGCCGAAGCCAACGAAAAAGCAGACCGAGGAAGTGCGGGCTAACTTCAAGCTCGGCATCCGCTGCAATATTTGCGGGGCATGGCATCACCCGGACGTTATCCACCTTGATTATGTAGGCCATGCTGCGCTGACAGACCGGCTGCTTGACGCTGACCCGTCATGGTATTGGGAGCCGCTTTCTATCGCTGAAGGTGTCCCGGTGCGCGATAGGGACGGCGGCATGTGGATCAAACTGACCGTATGCGGAGTTACCCGCTTGGGATACGGCCATGCTGGCGACAAGACAGGCGGTGATGCTATCAAGGAAATCATCGGTGATGCCCTCCGCAATGCCGCCATGCGCTTTGGGGCTGCGTTGGATCTGTGGCACAAAGGCGATCTGCATATCGAAGATGAAGAACCGGCCAAAGAATCAGCCAAATCTGAAGCAAGATCAGAATGGGACAAGCTGGATGCTGATACGCAGAACTGGATGACCGAAGAAGCGATGGCAATAACCGTCATGCTGAAGGATTCTGATATTGAGGGGGCGTACAACCACCTTGAAAGCCTGCAACTGGAAGCCGACTACAAGATCGCCTTCTGGAGCCGTCTGGATGCCACCCAGCGCAGCGCAATTAAGGCGTATAGCGCAATCATACATGCCAATACAGTTGACGCACTGGTGAAGGCTTGGGCGGCTGTTCCGAAGCACTCGCAGGCTGCGCTGACTGAAGCGAAGGACAAGCGCAAAGAAGAATTAACCCAATCAATGAAGGAGGCAGCATGATTAACTCAGATCCATTCGCATCGATGCCTATTGATGACAATACAGACGCAGCCGCCACCATCGAAGCCCTGCCAGCCCTGTTCGTTCAGGTCGAGGGCAAGGTGCTGGCGACCAACCTGGACGCATTCAAGCAGGCCGCGCAGACCTTCATCGATGGGATCAAGACCGAACTGGTCAACGACCAGGACTTTGCCGACGCAGACAAGATGGTTAAGTTCTTGAAGGATGGCGAGGATCGGCTGGCGCTGGCGAAGTCGCAGGCACTGGCGCAGACCGCCAGCATCGACGAACTGTTCCGCACGGTTGACGCCATCAGTGAGCAGATGCGCGGCAAGCGGCTGGCACTGGACAAGCTGGTGAAGTCTGAGAAGGACAGTCGCCGCGCTGAGATTGTCACCAATGCACAGCAGGAACTGGTTGCCTACGTAACGAAGTTGAATGAACGCATCGGCGGAAACTGGATGCCGCGCACCGCAGTCAGCTTTGCCGACGCCATTAAAGGCCTGAAGTCTCTCGACTCCATGCGCGACAAGGTATCGACCGCTTTAGCCAATGCCAAGATCGAAG